AAGATGAGAATGGTGATTTAAAAGAGGCAAACTTAGATGGTATGATGAGTAGGGCATTTCAACATGAGTACGACCATATACTTGGTAGAAATTTTACAGAAAAAGCAAGTCAATTAAAACTTGACAGAGCCTTTAAAAAGGCAGGTAAAAAAATGCAAGAATATCAGAGGAAGATAAATGTTAATACTTAATATATTACTAATAACAATAATCATATTTGTAATGGTTATGCATTATAAACCAGATTGGTATGATTCATTTACTAAATGGCTACATATACGAACAAAGTATTTAAGACCAGAGGTAAGTGTAGTTGAATTAATCATACTGGCATGTGTACTTTTAATTGTAGCTAAACTTTTTTGGTTCTAATGAAACTTAAAGATTATGAAAAAATTTTATTTACTTGGTGTAAAAGTCAAATAGGTAATTACAAAAACACAAAAAAGAAAAACAAAAAGGCTTATGAAGATATGATTAAACATAATGAGAAAAATGACAAACAGTAAACACTTAATACACAGAACATTAGACATAGGAAGTGGCTTAATACTTTCTATGATAATACAGATAGTGGTATTTCCTTGGTTTGATATTTACATTGATGTATGGGCAATGTTTCATCTTGCTCTTATATTTACAGTTGTAGGTATTACAAGAAGTTATCTATGGTCAAAATATGTTTTTAAATACAAATGAAAGAGTATGAGTTTCCAAAATTAGTTATAGAAGAACACGAAGGATTTTATGTTGTTCGTGATGACTTATTAGAGGGCGGTTCTAAAAGAAGATTTGCTGACAGGCTCATTCGTGAAGAAATGTCTGAGGGGGCGAATGAGTTTGTTTATGGTGGGTGTCCGGCAAACGGATATGCTCAGATGTCAATTACATTACAAGCAAAAGCATATGGTGCCAAGGCAACATTCTTTATGGCAAAAAGAAGTATGGACAATTTGCATGAGTATCAAAAGAAAGCATTAGAATATGGTGCTGATATTCGTTGGGTACCTAATGGTATGTTGCAAGTTACAAAGAAAAGAGCATTAGATTATTATAATGAGGACCCTGTAAACAGAAGATTACTACAATTAGGTTTAGATGATAACAGAGTAAGAGAAGATATAAGAGACTTAGCAAAAACAATAGAAACAGATTACAATATTAATATAAGTGAAGTATGGTCAGTAGGTTCTAGTGGCACATTAACAAGAGGATTGCAAATGGCGTTTCCTGATAAAGATGTGCATGTAGTATCAGTAGGTCATACAATGGCACAATATGAAGTAGGTCGTGCAATATTACATAGGTCTCATTTAAAGTTTACACAAGAAGTAAAAGAAGAAGACATGCCACCGTTTCCTAGTGTGCCAACATATGACGCCAAGGCATGGAAGATTATGAGAGAACAGGCAAAACCGGGTTCACTATTTTGGAATGTAGGTAAATGAGTTTATATCAAACAGAACAAAGACAGGCAAAGACTACTAGAATTTTAGTCTATCCAAATATTACATTTGCAAAAGACTTAGAAAAAGATAGTTATATTCAAGTAATTAAAAAACAAATAACATTACTCAATGAGATTCGTGATGACTTGTGGTTTTATTTAATCTTACCGAAAGAAGTACCTAGTTTAGTATTTGATAATGTTACACAATTAATAGTTTACTTACCTACTCATTCACCCACAATGAGAGCTCATTTTGATACGGAGGCAATAAAAAAAGTTTTACCTAGACAATATGATTTTGACTTAGTTATGTGTCATTTACCAGAACATGCATATGATTTAAAAAATGTTTTATATAATAAGACACAACATGTACCTAAGTTTTTTGGGTATGCACATTGGTTTGATTTTAAAGAAGTTGTAAACTGGCCTATGGATAGTTTTAATAAAAGTATGATAGGTTTATTAGAGTATGATAAGTGTTATATAAACACACAACATCAAAAAGAAATGGTCTTAAAACAAGCAGAAGAAATTTTTAATAGTGATACATTATATAAGTTATCAAACATATTACAAGTTCAACATATAGGTGTTGATAGTAAAGATATTGTACAATATATAAATGAAAAACCTAAAAAGATTATTGTATTTAATCATAGACCAGAAACATATAAAAACTATAAAGACTTTTTAGTATTAACAGATGAGTTATATAAACAAAGACAAGATTTTAAAGTGTGGGTGCCACTTGCAAGTAAACCTGATAGAGAATATATTACAGTAGAAAAAGGTAATAAAGATTTTTACTACAAAAAACTTCAAGAGTGTAGAGTAGGATTTTCACCGAAACAAACATATGGTGGTTGGTCAGTTGCAACAACAGATGGTATGATGAACGGTGTACCTTATATAATGTATGGTGATTTATATTATGAAGAATTAAATGAAGACGCTGACTTTTTTACTAATCATACAGTTGCAATAGATTTATTAAACAAGTATCTAGACAACATAAAATATCGTAATGAGATGGCAGACCAGGCTTTAGGTTGTGTAATTAATGATTTAGTTTATAAAGATGAGATAGAAAAGATGAGTGATTATATTGACCAGTTAGTTGAGAAATTACCATGTGTAAGTCAAACAGAAAAGGTTGATGAGATAATTGAATGGATTAAAACAGAAAAGGTAATATCAAAGAAAAATCTAATAGATAGATTAAATTGGGGTGTTGGTATAAAGTTTACACAATATAGGCGTAGGCTCTTGACAAACCCAAATATCTATGATACTATAAGTGAGTACCCTAATTATTGTTGGAGTGAAAAATGATGGCAAACAATGAAGATATAATGGATGTATATACCCGATTTAAAGAAAAAGGGTTTCCGTATTATAATACAGACAAAAAATGGCGTGATGAAAAATTTAACATTCTCACTAGCACAAAACTAGAATCTATCATAGATAGAAGACAAAAGATTATCAAACAAAATCCAAATGGGTTATCACTTGCCTGGTCTTACATGGAACATGCTTGGGGTATTAAGTGTGGCAAAATGAGAACACCTATGGAGATATGGGAAGATGAAGAACATCTAAAGAAAGGTATTAACAAAATATTATCAGGCACATTTTTTACTCAAAAAGAACACTATGAAATAACAGATTCAGATATGAGGTCAATGTTAAGAAGATATTCTGGCACACAGATGGTCTCTAACTTTAGACCTACAGCTGCAGCCGCCATGTATAATATATTTTGTGATGTAGATAGTCCTCTTGAAGGCACAAAAGCAGGAACAGTTTGGGACCCAAGTATGGGATATGGTGGTAGATTATTAGGTGCTATTACAGCAGGTGTTAATTACATAGGCACAGACCCTTGTATACCTACATATGAAGGATTAGTAAAAATTTTAGCAGACTATGGACATAAAGATAAAAAATATTCTTTACTTAGACAAGGTAGTGAAACTTATATACCTGAAGATGAAAGTTTAGATTTTGTATTTACAAGTCCACCTTACTTTGGTTGGGAAGCATATGGTGATGAACCAGAACAGTCGAGTATTGCATACGATACATCTGATATGTGGAAAGAAAAGTTTTTAAGACAAACAATTAAAAATGCATACAAAGGATTAAAGAAAGGCAAGTTTCTTGCATTGAATGTTGCAAACACTAAACAATATAAAACATTTGAAGAGGACACAGTTAAACTTGCAATTGAATCTGGTTTCAAACATACAGACACTTGGTGGTTATCTTTATCAACACAACAAGGTAAACAAGAACAAGGTTCATTAGAAGGCATAACAGAAGTCAAACAGAAACAACAATATATGGGTGAGTTTACTAGACCCGATATTGCAGGTAGAAAGTTTGAACCTACATTTATCTTTCAAAAATGAAAATTTTAGCTGTTAATTTATCTCATCATCCATCTATTACACAAGTTACAGATGGTAAGATTAATTTTCATATAGATGAAACTAGAGTAAGGAGAAATAAGTATTGGGCTCCTTTTACAAATGATTATCAATTTAAATCAATACATGACTTGCAAGAAAAAGAATTTGACGCTGTTATTTTTTGTGCAGTAGACCATAAATTTCATCAATTTAATGATACTAAAGATTGCATTGTTGTAGCGTCATGCGAATATCCGATGATAGAGGGCATAAAACAACAAATTCCTAATAATAAATTTTATTTTGATTTGACACAACATCATTTATATCATGCAATATGTGGCCATTCATTTTCAAAAAATGATGAATCAATTGTTTTAGTTATGGATGCTGGTGGGGGGCAATTTGTTCCTACATATAGAGAAACTGAAAGTATATATGTTATTAAAGATAATAAAATATCTGAGAAATGGAAACACTATTCTTGTATGAGAGTTAATGACCAAACTAAAATTTCAGGTTTTGAATCCATACATAATAAAGATTTAGAATTAGTATGTAATGGAGTAGATGTTAGATTAAGTAGTGATGATTCTGATGGTTATAAATTTTCAGAAATGAGTTGTGATATGAACTTACCAATTTTTTCAGAAGGATTAGTTATGGGATTATCTGCTTATGGTCATAATAATTTAGGATATGTTGAAGAAGAAGAATTATTATCATTTGCTGATAAGGCACTAAGATTACAAAACGAAACTTTTTCTCATACTGTCGAGTTAATTGAAAAGGCAATAACATATTCAGACTGTAAAAACATAGTGTTGTCCGGTGGGTATGCCTTAAATTGTGTAAATAATTATAGATATTTAGATGAATTTCCTAATCATAACTTTTTTGTAGACCCATGTCCGAATGATGGCGGAACATCAATTGGGGCTGCATTATGGTTAAATCAAAACTACGGTGAAATAAAATGGCAATAAGAAAAAAAGATTATGAGATAATTAAAACATTTATACATATGAGCATTGTGCCTATGAGTGTTAAGAATTTGTGGTTTAAAGATAAAAAATTTAAAAAGTGGTATGATAGAGAAAGACAAATATCGAGTGGTAAATAGATTACTTGAACAAAAGATAGTTGCAATTTTTCAAGGACAAAGTGAGTATGGTCCTAGAGCATTAGGTAATCGTTCTATACTATTTGACCCTAGAAATGAAAATGCAAAAGACATTATAAATATTGTTAAAAATAGAAAATGGTATCAACCATTCGCATGTACAATAATGTTAGAATATGCACATGATTACTTTGACATGAAGACACTAAAAGAATCGCCATGGATGTCGTTTGCCTTAATGTGTAAACCAAAGGCAATAGAAGAAGTACCTGGAATAGTTCATGTAGATAATACATGCAGAGTACAAACATTAACAAAAGAACAAAATAAAAATTATTATGAGTTGTTAGAAGAATGGTATAGACAAACAAAATGTCCTTTACTACTTAACACTTCATTTAATTTAAAAGGTGAGGCAATTGTAGAAACTTTAAATGACGCTATTGACACAGTAAATAGGTCAGACATTGATACTCTATATGTACCAGAATGAAAGTAGAAGATAATAGACATAAACATAGTCCAACAAAAATTGCATTAGTAACCGGTGGTTTTGACCCAATACATTCAGGTCATATTCAATATCTAAAAGCTGCAGCCACATATGCAGACTATCTAATCGTAGGTGTAAATTCAGATGAATGGTTAACAAGAAAAAAAGGTAGACCATTTATGCCTATAAAAGAAAGAGTTGCAATTCTAAATGAGTTATTAGTTGTAGATGAAGTTATAACTTTTGATGATTCAGATGATACAGGTTGTGGTGCCATAGAAAAAGTAAAAGAATTATATGAAGACCCTTTTGGGGGCAAGTTTCACAAAAAATTAATTTTCTGTAATGGTGGTGATAGAACAGCAGAAAACATACCTGAAATAGAAAGATATAAAGGAGATGAATGGGTGTCCTTTGAGTTTGGTGTAGGTGGTGAAAACAAAATTAATTCATCAAGTTGGATTTTAGAAGACTATAAAAGTGCAAGAACGGAAAGAAATTGGGGATATTATAGAGTAATACATGAGATAGGTAAAGAAATAAAAGTAAAAGAATTAGTAATAGAACCAGGTAAAGAATTATCAAAACAATATCATAATAAAAGAAATGAATTGTGGTATGTTATGAAAGGTGAAGTTGTCATGAATGGCGTTGTTCAAAAAGAACATGGACCAGCATTTCTAATACCGAAAGAATATTGGCACCATGCAAAAAATGTTTCAGATAAACCATGTCATGTTTTAGAGTGCCAGTATGGCGAAGAATGTATTGAAGAGGATATAGTCAGAGATTTTGCACTAAAATAGTGCATGAAATAAGTCAGAAAAAGCTTGACATACATCTCATAATACCATATAATATCAAGTATATGCCAAAAAGTATGCATTTAGTTCCAGGCATGACTAGTCTGAATACTAAGAAAGCAAAAGTCAAAATTACGAAAGCTAGAATGCTCGAATTAAAAGAAGAGCATAGACTTCATAATAAGAAATACAAAAAAGACCCACATCTAGCACCTCTCATGGTGATGGATTTTGACACATATTTAAAGTTCAGATTCGGCAAAATTAAACACAAGAAGAAAGACAGAGGCGAATACAGAGGACATCCTATGATTGATAACAGAGTATCTGAAGTTAGAACAGAAACTAAAGTAGAACCTCATGTATGTGCGAAGAAAGAACCTAAAGTATATGATGGCGAAAGAAAACTTATCGGTATCGGCATATTACACAAGTCAAATCTTGTACCCATTTTTGATGAAGAACATGCAAAAGATTTATCAAAAATGAGAAGATGATTAAATTAATAGGTAGACTATTTACAATTTTAGTTATTTCATGGGTCGTATTTTTACCAGTTGTCGCCATATTAAATGATTTCAATTTACTCTATAAAGAACACATCTACATTTACTATCTTACCATAGTTATATTCATATCATCCTTGACTTTTTTTAAAAAGTAAGATATAATCCTTATAAATAATAGTAGAAGTTGCCATAATGGGACTTCTATAAAACTTGCTTAACAAAGGAGGAAACTATGACGGTATTTAGTTCATTACATCCGTTTACAATAGGTTATGATGATGTATTCAAACATTTTGAAACATTGTTAGAACACCAACAACCAAGTTATCCGCCATACAACATTGTAAAGACAGGTGATTATTCACATGTTATCGAAGTTGCATTGGCTGGTTATTCTAAGGCAGAGGTAGATGTTATTGTTCAAGAAAATTTCTTAACAATTAAATCATCTGATTTACCTGGAACAAAAAAACCTAAAGATAATGTTGTTCACAAAGGCATTGCTAGGAGAGCGTTCAAAAGAACATTTACCCTTGCAGAGGATGTCGTTGTAAATGACGCTGTGTTGAAAGATGGTCTTCTTAGAGTGGAACTTGAAAGAGTTGTACCCGAAGAAAAGAAACCTAAAGTAATCAAAATTAAGTAAACACTAAGTATCAACCAGCATTGACAAATCGTGCTGGTTGATATATAATATAGTCTATAATAGTAAAATATTATAAATAAACATGTAGGCAGTAATATGAAATATGATTCTAGTCTATTTAAATAACTGATAGTGTGATATATCACATAGGAGAAAATCATGGCACAATTATTAAAAATGCCGAGCGCCAGCTCAAACAAAGCAATAGTAGATATCTTAAATGAAAAAGAGTTTACTACATCTCATCTAAACACAACAGAAAAAATCTTTGATAAGGAACATAGGGATACATATCCAGGTATCTTCTATCCTTATGGTGGAAAATTTGTTAAGTTTAAATTAGTCAATGTTGATGACATAATTGAATATGAATCACAAACAAAAGGAGGACATGTACAGGTTGCGAGAGCATTTAGTGGTAATCCTAAAGATTCAGAAATAAGAAATGACATTATGAACAACGGATTTAAGTTAAGATGTATACCTTTACAAGGCGAAATCATGGGTAATGATAAAGTCAGAATTGTAAATGGCAGAACAAGACTTAGATTTCTAAAAGAATATGGAGTTACAAATGTTATAATGGCAATATTCGAGTACGAAAACACATTAGCATTTCTTACATCAACAATATCTTTTAATATAAAAGAAACAGAACCTTCTGGTAATGCATTAATGAAAGATGTAATTGCTACAGGTCAAACAGCAATAGATGATGGATTTATTAAGTTAAATTCACCTACTACTAAACAGGAGATTTGGGAATGGGTAATAAATGCATGTGGTAATGGTGCTTTTACACCAGGAACACTAGATAGAATTGCCAATACCCTTTTCAATCATAAAAATACTAGGACTTTTGTTAAATCGTGGGACCCAAAAGAGGTTACAGATTGGATGCATAGTCATGGTTATTCTAAAGTAGGTAAAGGAAACACTACACTTTTTACAAGTGATAAGGATGATTATCTTTATTATGTAGTTTCTCATACTGCCTCAATGAAAAACATTGTCAATGCGGCTGTTATTTTAAATAAAGAGGAAAATGAAGATAAGAAACTAAGGATAATAGTACATACTGGCACTTTACCAGCAAATGTAAATTACAGTTCTTTATCTAAAGTGTTTGATGATTATGTTGAGAATCACAATTCAAAATTTAATCAATACATGCAAGATATGAAAGAAGCTTTTTTTGTATCTACACCTAAAGACAAATCTTCTATTAAATTGAGTAAAAGAGTTTCATGTTATGGTGCTTTACCAACACTAAAGAACATTCATGAAATGGATGAGTTTGTTCAAGTTTAATAATAAAAAGTGCCAACCAGCATTGACTTTTCGTGCTGGTTGGTATATAATAAACACATTATATAATTAACAAGTGAGAATATATTATGCAAATATCAAGTGATACAATTAATGTCTTAAAAAACTTTTCCGACATTAATCAAAACATACTAGTTAAAAGTGGTAAAACTTTAACTACAATATCAACAATGAAAAATATATTAGCAGAAGCAGAGATATCTGATACTATGCCACAAGAGTTTGCTATATATGATTTACCAGAGTTTTTGAGAACAATTGATATGTTTTCAAAACCATCTTTAAACTTTGATGGTGAATCACATGTAGAAGTCGTTGAAGGCAAACAGAAAGTCAAATACTTTTTTGCTGATAAATCAGTCATTGTTGCACCAACAAAATCAATAACTATGCCAGACACTTTTGTATCTTTTACATTTACAAAAGATATGTTTGAAAAAGTTATGAAAGGTATTAACACATTAGGGCTACCTGATGTTGCAGTTGTAGGTGATGGCACATCAATTAAAATGATTGCTACTGATAAGAAGAACAAATCTTCTAACACTTATTCTGTGGACATTTGTGAATCTGATAAAGTGTTTACCGGATACTTCAAGGCAGAAAATTTTAAAATGATTACTGATGATTATGATGTTGCAATATCATCACAGAAAATCAGTCATTTTGTGAATCGTACTAGGCCAGTTAAATACTGGATTGCACTAGAACCAGATTCAACATTTTAATTTTAACTAAATTGAGGATTATATTATGTCAGACTTTTTATGGGTCGAGAAGTATCGACCTAAGAAGATTAAGGATTGTATCTTACCAGAAGATACGAAGAAAACTTTTAGTGAGTTTTTAAAACAAGGCGAAATACCTAATCTATTATTATCAGGCACAGCAGGTACAGGTAAGACCACAGTTGCTCGTGCATTGTGTGAAGAATTAGGTTGTGATTACATAATCATTAATGGTTCAGATGAAGGCCGTCAGATTGATACTCTAAGAACAAAGATTAAAAACTTTGCAAGTACTGTATCTCTAACTGAAGACGCTAATCATAAAGTAGTAATCATAGATGAGGCAGATTATACAAATGCAGAATCAGTTCAACCTGCTTTAAGAAACTTCTTAGAAACATTTCATGCAAATTGTAGATTTATATTTACATGTAATTACAAAGCAAAACTTATCGAACCACTTCACAGTAGATGTACTGTTATTGACTTTAGAATTGTAAATGGTCAAAGAGTAAAAACAGCAACAGCATTTATGCAAAGATGTTCTAAAATATTAGAAGATGAAGAAGTACCTTTTGATAAGAAAATACTTGCAGAATTGATTCAAAAACATTATCCTGATTTTAGAAGGACTATAAATGAATTACAAAGATATTCTGTAAGAGGTAAAATAGATAGTGGCATATTGTTCTCTATGTCTGAAGTCAGTCATAAAGAATTGATATCATCACTAAAAGAAAAAAGATTTAACGATATGAGAAAGTGGGTCGTACAAAATCTAGATAAAGAACCAGCGTTCTTGTTTAGAAGTATCTATGATGTGCTTTATAAATCGTTGTCGCCAAACTCTATACCACAAGCAATATTAATAATCGCAGGTTATCAATACAAGGCAGCTTTTGTTGCTGACCAAGAGATTAATATGGTTGCATGTTTAACAGAGATTATGGCAGGGTGTAAGTTTAAATAATGTATGAGTTAAAAGATTATTTAAACGCTATCAATTTCTCTAAAGAAAAACTATTAGATACTGATGATACAGAGTGGGCAAAGAAATATCCACCCTTTGTTATTAATAAATGTTTGTCTATGTTTTATGATTGTATTGCACAGGCAAATGAAATGAATGGGTACCACTTCTTAGATAAAGATGTTCAATTTAATTTTTTCATAAATAGTATAAGAAAAAAGAAACGATTTGGTGGTAAGTGGCTAAAACAAAATGTTTTAAAAGACATAGAGTATGTCAAAGAATATTATGATTATAGCAACGAAAAGGCAAGAGAGGCCTTATCTTTACTAACTAAAGAGCAGATTGAATTAATTAAATTATCTATTGATAAGGGTGGGAGAAAGAGAAGATGAATGATGAGATAGAATGGAATCCAGATAAAATGCTCGAAGTTACAATTAAACAACCTGATGATTTTCTAAAAGTTAGAGAGACACTAACTAGAATAGGTGTTGCAAGTCGCAAAGACAAAACACTATATCAATCATGTCATATCTTACATAAACAAGGTAAGTATTATATTGTACATTTCAAAGAGTTATTTGCATTAGATGGCAAAACAGCAACACTATCTGAAAATGATATACAAAGAAGAAATACAATTGCGATATTGTTACAAGATTGGAACTTAATTGACATAAGTAAAAAAGAGGAATCTGAAAACAAGGCACCTCTAAGTCAGATAAAGGTTTTACCTTTTAAAGAAAAGAACGAGTGGACATTATCGGCAAAATATAATATAGGTAAAAAAGTAGAAGATGAAAGTACCTAGTTTCAATGAATTTATTAGTGAGGCAGTTGAAAATCCTAAACTAGTAATCATAACAGATGAGCCTGAACAAGCAAAAACTTTTCACACGGCAGATAGACTTCAACAAGAGGCGAAAAAGTTAGGGTGGAAATATTATTTGTATAAACTTACAGGTGGGCATACATCAAACGAAGATAATATTAGAAGACTACATAACAAAGATGATGAAAAAGGTTTTGTAGTTGATAAAAATACTATTGCGATATTTAGAGGTTCAGTTGTTCGTAGAGACAGTTGGATGGATATCATATCTATGTTTGAAAAAGATAAAGTATGTTGTGTAAACAGTAGAGACTGTATAGAAATATGTACAGACAAATATAGAACATCTATCAAACTTGCAGACTTTGGTTTAAGACAACCTAAATCTTCACTTATAACAGATAAAGAAAATGCCTTAAAAGCATTTGAAAATCTAGATACAGACTTTCCTATAATTCTAAAAACATTAAGAGGGTCAAAAGGTGTAGGTGTCTTATTTATTGAATCAAAAATAGGACTAGATTCTATTGTACAGTTAATCAATAAACAAGATGAGGATGCTGATTTATTAGTACAAGAATATATTAAAACAGACTATGATGTTAGAGTATTAGTTTTAGGTGGTAAAGTTCTTGCAACAATGAAACGACCTGTAATCAAAGGTGATTTTAGAAGTAATGTATCACAAGGTTCAAAACCAGAAGAATTAAAATTAACAGAATTAGAAATAGAAGAATGTATCAAGGCCGCTAAGGCAGTAAATGGTGTATGGACTGCCGTAGATTTTATACCGGCAAAAGATAGAAAGAAAGAACCACCATTTATGATTGAGGTAAATTCATCACCTGGCACAGAGGGTATGGAAGAGGCAACAGGTAGAAATATAAGTAAAGAAATTTTAGAGTATTTTACAAATAGAAGAAATTGGGTACAGGCACCTTCACAATGTGGATATAAAGAAGTCATGACAATAAAACCTTTTGGTGATATTGTTGCAAAATTTGATACAGGCAATAGTGGTACAAATGTTATACATGCAGAGAACATGGAAGTCAAAGGTAAAAAAGTAACATGGTCTTTATATAACAAAACTATTACATCAGATATTATTTCTAAAGAAGGAATAAAAGTAGGTGGCCTAAGAGACTATGAAGAAGACAGATACTTAATTAAATTAGATGTGCAATTTGCAGGCACACTATATACAGATGTTGAGTTTACTCTAGATGATAGAGAAGACAGAACACACATATTATTAGATAGACAGTTTATGAATAGACTTAATGTTATGGTAGACCCTAGTAGAAAATATATAGTTACTAGTCCATACAGTATTGACAAATAAGACTTTTTATATTATAATTAAATTATTAACAAGTGAGGTAAATTATGGCAGATGTGAGACTGTTTCGTTTGACAACAGGCGAAGATATAATAGGCAATATAAAAGAAGGTGATGAAGAAAGTAATACAATAACTTTAGAAAAACCCTATGTAATTATTCCACAACAAGAGGCACCAGGTAAACCGGTAACTCTAGGATTTCATCAATATATTCCGTATGGTAAATGTGATGAAGTTATTTTTAAAAACGAAAATATAATTACTAGTGTTCAACCTAATGATGAGTTGAAAAAAACTTATCAAGCAAATACAGGCGGTATAGTAGAAGTAGAGAAACAGTTGATTACTTGATGAATTTTTATAAGAACATAATTGAATATAAAGGTAAATTATTTGTTCGTGGTATTCATGAAGGGCAAGAGTTTCAAGAAAAGATAGATTTTAAACCTACTTTTTTTACTTTAACAAATAAGAAAACTAAACATACTAACTTGCAAGGCGATTATCTACAGCCAACACAGTTCGATAGTATCATAAAGGCAAGAGAATTTAAAAAGAGTTATGATAACTCTAATTCTCCTATCTATGGTATGGAAAGATTTGCATATCAATATATTGCAAACGAATATAAAGATGATGTCGAATGGCAAAAAGATAAAATTAAAATCTTTACTATTGATATCGAGACAAGTTGTGAAGAAGGTTTTCCTGATGTAGATAATCCTGTTGAAGAAATATTATGTCTAACAGTTAAGAATCAAACTAACAAACAAATTATAACATGGGGCACAGGTGATTTTAAAACTGATAGA